TTATGCCCGCTGTGGCGTCATGGGGATATTTTTGGGGATATTTTTTTCTGCGCTTTCCGGCGCGGGGAAAGCTGCCAGCACCGCGCCCAAGTTTGCCTCCGGGCAGCGGTCCATGAGATGGGAGTAAATGTTAAGCGTGATCTCGGCCTTGGAGTGCCCGGACAGATATTGCACCACTTTGATGTTTGCACCGGACAGGATCAAATTGGTGATGTATGTGTGCCGGAGGATGTGCGGCGTCACCGCAAAGTCGATCGTGATCCGCACGCGCGAGTTACGCACGGTCTCGCCGAGCTTTTTCTCGCGGAGCACGGTCTCACCGTGCTCCGTGCGCTTGGCCGTGCCGGTCTGGCGGCGCGTGATGTACCGCCAGGCGTTGCGGTACGCCGTCATGCTCCACGGATCTCCGGCGGCGTCGCAGATGACGCAGTCGCCGGCCGCTGTCTGCTTTAGGTCTGCAAGGCAGCCGACAAGCGCCGGCGGTATCGGGATGTCACGCCGAGCCGCGGGGCTTTTTAGCGTCGTGGAGATCTCCGGTCGATTGTGCACCCAGCGCAGCGCACGGCGCACGGAGATGTACGGTGCAGCGCCGTCGAGGTGCACGCAGTCCCACTGCAGGCCGAGGATCTCCTCGCGGCGCAGCCCGGCATATAGGCCGATCATCACAAAGGGATAGATGCGCGTGCCCGCGACTGCGTCCTCCAGCGTGCGCATCTGCTGGCGGGTAAGCGCCTCTTTTTCCGCTGCGCGCTTGCCGCCGGCGCGCAGATCCACGCACGGATTTACACGCACGACGCCGGCCTTTTCGCCCGCGGCAAAGATTTTTTTAAGTGCGCAGACGATCTTGTCCTGCGAGCTGCGCGACAGATCCGCACAGGCCAGCATGACGTCAGCGATGTCGCCCGGCGTCACGTCGAGCATATGCCGCGCGCCGATGACGGGACAGATGTGGCGGTTGATGGCGATGGCATAGTCCGACTTGCGGCTGTCGCTCAGGCGCGGCGTGTACAGCTTGTACCACGTTTGCGCATACTGCCACACAAGCGGATTTTCCGCGAGCTGCTTGCGGCGCTCGATCTCCGCGGTGCGCTCGGCGACCTTTTGCGCCAGCTCCTGCGGCGTTTTTGCGTAGACGGCGATATAGACGCCGCGCTCGTCCTTAATCTTTTTTTTAAGATAGTTTTGCATGGCTTTGTAAACTTCGCGCCCGGTGTGACTGCACCGGGCGCATATTGTTATGTGTCCAAAGTGGACACAGGCTCTTGCTCCTGCTCCGGGCGGACGAGGATCTCGATGGCCGCGCCGTATCCCGTCTCGTCTTTGATCAGATCGTAGCGCTCCGCGCCGTCATCGTCGTCGTCACAGATCACCACCTTGTACTTGCCTCCGTAGATCTCCGCCGTGACGCCGAGCACGCGCCCAGCGCGCTGCAGGTTATGGACGCGGCCGGTGCTGCCGCGCTTGATGTAGCCGATGTGCTGCCCGGCGACAAGCACCTTGACGGCGTTGGGGTCGTACTCGTTGTCCGGGTCGTCGACCAGCTCGACCGGCCCGTCGGCAAAAGTGTACTGATAGATGCGCTCGTCCGTCAGGCCGTCGTCGATGATCTCGCGCTTTGTAAGATCATAGGCCGGATTTTCCTGCGCCAGCGACATGATCGCGTCCATGTGGTAGGATGTGCCGGCAAGCTTGTGGCGCTCAAACTTCGCGCGCGGCTTTTCGGGAGCTTTTTCGGCTGCTGCCTTTGCTGCGGCTGCGTCCGCCTGCTTTTGCGCCCACTGCTCGCGCAGCTCGGCAGCGTGCGCTGTGTCGGCAGCTTCGCGCGCTGCCTTTTTCGCGCGGCTGTACTGCAATGCAAAGACGACTGCAAGCACGGCTGCCGCGACCATAAGCGCTCCGGCGGCGTAGCCGACCGCATTGACGTGGATGGTGTTGCGGTTGGCGCTTGCAAGGGCGTCGCCGGCAACGGCCGCGACGATCGCTGCCCAGATCGTCCAGTGCTGATACCACTTTTTCATTTTTTGACTCTCCCTCCGTGTCCACTTTGGACACAATCAAAATTTCGCGCGCAGCTCGACCACACGGCCGAGTATCTGCACGGGCAAGCTCTCAATCTCCTCGTTGCTGTAATACATAGGCTCGTAGGCCGGATTGCTGGGTATCAGCGTCACGCCCTGCGGGCTCTTTTTTATGCGCTTGACGGTTGCATCGTCGCCGTTGACCAGCACGACGGCGATGTCGCCGCTGTCCACGTCCGGCTGGCGGCGGACGATCACGACATCGCCGTCCGAGATCTTGGGCTCCATGCTGTGGCCCTTGATCTGCAGGCCAAAGTACTCGCCGTCACCCGCGGCGGCGGTGCTGATATCCTCCCAGTCGATGATCTCCTCGATCGCGTCGATGGGTATACCGGCTGCCACGCGGCCGAGGACCGGGACGCGGATGTAGCCGGGGCGTGTTGGGGTTGCTGGCTGCCCGCCGAGCAAGTAGTCAAGTGACACATCAAAATAATTCGCAATGCGCCGATATGTATCGGTATCCGCCTCGTATTTGCCTGTCTCGTACCCGGATAAGGCGGCCTGGCTGACATTGACCGACTTGGCGAGGTCTGCTTGTTTGACATTGTCGCGCTTGCGTAGCTCCTTAATTCTGTTCATTTTATCAACTCCGTTGATATCAAGATAATTGATAAAAACCGAAAAGTAAATGCGATATCAAGATAATTGAAAAAATATATTGACATATCAACAAACTTGATATAAGATGGTAAACGCAATCAAGGTAATTGATAACTGGAGGTGATACCTTGGACGGGCTTAAAATCTGTCGCGCGAAGCGTGGGCTTACGCAGGCCGAGCTTGCGGATGCGCTGCACGTCCGGCAAAGCACCGTGGCGATGTGGGAGACAAACGGATCGTATCCGCGCGCCGATATGCTCCCCGCGATCGCGGCAGCGCTGAGCTGCACGATCGACGACCTGTACAACGTGCCGGCCTGACCGGCTATCATCATGCTACCAAAGGATGTGACAAAACACCATGCAGCACAACTACCACAATATCAGCCAAACCGGTAGGCGCATTGCCGGCATGACGCAGGAGCGCTGGGCGGAGGCGCTGGACATCTCCGTCGAGAGCGTGCGCCTGTACGAGTCCGGCCGCGGGATGCCGTCAGACGATGTTGCGACGCGGATGGTCGAGGTGTCCGGCGCGCCGGTGCTCGGCTACTGGCATCTGCTTAACAAGTCGCGCGTCGCTGCCGACCTGCTGCCGCAGGTGGACACCATCGCCCTGCCGCAGGCCGTGATCCAGCTGCTGCGCCGGATCCGCGACTTTGACAGCTCGCACCGCATCGACCGCCTCGTGGACATTGCCGAGGATGGCCGCATCGACCAGGACGAGCGACCGGACTTTGAGCAGATCACGCGCGAGCTCGACGGGATCGTCCAGGCTGCCATGCAGCTCAAGTATGCGAGAGGAGGGGACGAGGATGGCCATGCTGACGACTAAGGACGTGTGCGAGCAGCTGTCGATCTCGCGGTCGTCTGTCGGCCGTCTGGTCGCGCTGGGCGACCTGCCGTGCTACCAGCTGGGCAAGTCCCTGCGCTACTACCAGGCGGACATTGACGCCTATCTGGAGCGCTGCCGTGTCAAGGTGTCGCCGGCCATCACTTGTGCGCCGGTGCAGCAGCCAGCGCCTCCAAAACGCAAGCGCGGCCGCCCAATCAAAAACACTGTCCCGGAGTATTACCCCGGCATGAAAGTGGTGTGACCTATGCAGACGAGACAAAAAAAGAGCCGTGCCCGCGGCAACGGGCACGACTCAGGTGCAAAAAAGTGCAATAGCTATTGCACTTACATTTTACAGCAGATCCAAAACGATTGCAAGGGGGGATTTTGAGATGGCCGTGATGCGCGTCGAAAAGTCGACGAATTACACTGTCATGAGCAACCGCCATCTTGACGACACCCGCCTGAGCCTCAAGGCGATCGGCCTACTGAGCAAGATCCTGCGTCTGCCGGACGACTGGGATTACACGCTCGAGGGCCTTGCCCACATCTGCAAGGAGGGCAAGGACGCCATCCGGTCCGCGATCGTGGAGCTGGAGCAGGCGGGCTACATCGAGCGCCGCCAGACGCACGCGGCGGACGGATCTTTTGCGGGCAACGAGTACATCGTGCACGAGGCACCGTTTGACGCAGATGCGACACCGTCGTCGGGAAACCCGACAACGGGAAACCCGTTGACGGATAACCCGTCGACGGAAAATCCAACGCAACCAAATACTAAAGATACCAAGTACTTAGATACTAATACCCCCCTTACCCCCAAAAGGGGGCGGCGAGCGCCGAAAAAAGTGGCGCTCTGGAAGCCGGAGCGCTTTGCAGCGTTTTGGCAGTACTACCCGCGGGGCGAGTCCAAACAGGCCGCTATTGCCGCCTGGGACAAGCTCCGGCCGGACGATGCGCTGATCGACGACATCGCCCGCGCTCTCAAGCGCCAGATGGCCAGCGAGGAGTGGCAGCGGGGCGTCGGCATCCCGTATGCGTCGACATACCTTAACCAGCGACGCTGGGAGGATGAGTCACACGCGCCGGCAGAGCAGCCGCCGGAGGAAGGAGAACTCCCGCTATGGACGTAAAGCAGACCCTCATCGACGCGCAGGCCGCCGTGATCGGCAGCGTGCTGATCTCGCCGGAGATCGTCGGCGACGTGATGCTGCGCGTATCGGCGGAGGACTTTATCACGCCGGAGTACCGGCACGTGTACGATGCCATCCGCGCACAGTGGTCCGCGTGCCAGACGGTCGACGTGGTCACGGTGCTGCACCGCCTCGGCGATGCGTACCGGCCGCTGCTGGTGCAGATCATGGCCGACACGCCGACGGCCGCCAACTGGGAGGCCTATGCCGACGTGATGCGCGAGCAGGCAAGGCTTGCACGCATCAAGGACGCAGCCGCCAAGATGCTCGACGCGGTGACACTGGACGAGGCGCGCGCGGCCGTCGAGGCGGCGAGCGAGTGCCTGTGCGACAGCAAGACGCTGCGCGTCGTCAGCTGGCATCAGGGACTGTGTGAGTTTTACCAGCGCCACGCCGATGGGCATCAGCCGGACTATCTCCGCTGGGGCATCCGGCAACTGGACGAGAGGCTCTACGCAGAGCGCGGCGATCTGATCATCCTCGGCGGGCTGCCGAGCAGCGGCAAGACGCTGCTGGCGACGCAGTTTGCGATGCACATGGCGCGCTCCGGTCTCCGGGTCGGGATTTTTAGCCTCGAGACCTCGGACGCCAAGCTGTACGACCGCATGGTTGCGCAGACGGAGGGCATCAACTTCGGCCGCATCAAGCGCAACCAGATGGTGCTGGACGACTACAAGACGGCCTCGACGGCGATCCAGACCGCGCAGCGCATCACGCTGGACGTCATCCGGGCATCCGGCTTTGGCGTTGCCGATGTGCAGGCGGTCGCCATGGCGCGGCGGTACGACGTGATCGTCATCGACTACGTGCAGCTGCTGCAGGCCAAGGGCAATACCCGCGTGGAGCAGGTGACCAACATCTCGCTGGCGCTGCACACGATGGCGCAGCGAGCCGGCATTGCCGTCATCGCGCTGTCGCAGCTGTCGCGTCCCGAAAAAGGGCAGCAGCGCAGCCGCACGCCGTCCATGTCCGATCTGCGCGAGTCCGGCCAGCTGGAGCAGGACGCGGATGCCATCATGATCCTCGCGGCGCAGCCCGGCGGCAACCGGGTACTGTCGATCGTCAAAAACAAGGAGGGCGAGCGCGGCGCGATCGAGCTTGTCTTTGACGCGGCGCATCTGCGCATGGCGCCGCTTGTGTCCAAATCGGACACGGCCGCAGACCACGACGACGAGGACGACTGGCCGCGGATGCAGGCATGGCCGCGCACCGCGGAGAGGGGAGGCGAGCTGCCATAAAGATCGGCGACAAGCTGCCCGGCATGGTGCCGTCCTATGGGTCGACGTGCTCTGGCTTTGTATCGGACGGGCAAGCCTTTACGGCGACCGTGGTGTACATCCATCCACAGCGGCGATTTTACACCGTGGAGTTTGATCTGCCCCGCGGACGCAAGTGCCGCGAGAGCTACTATTTCCCGGACCGCGCGGGCGACGACACGCTGCCGCGCAAGGACCGGCAGCCGAGACTGCCGGGCGAAACGCGAAAAAAGAAAGGTGCAAAAAAATGAAAGTTATCAGCATTGTGAATCTCAAGGGCGGTGTCGGCAAAACCGCCACGGCCATCAACATGGCCAGCATCCTGGCGACGGAGCACGGCAAGCGCGTGCTGCTGATCGACGCGGACCCGCAGGCCAACGCGACCCGCTTTTTCGGCGGCGACCACGCTCCGGTGACGCTGTACGACGTTTTCACGCGCCCGAGCTCGTGGGACGAGTGCTGCTGGATGACGCAGGTCGACGGCGTGGACATCATCCCCGCCAGCATGGACCTGCTGCAGCTCGACGTCGCGGCGGCAACCGCGGATAAGTCGCTGGTCTCCGGCTTTGGTGACTTTATGGCGGCGGAGTTTGCGGAGTCCGACTATGACTACGTCCTCATTGACTGCCCGCCGGGCTTTACGGCGGTGTCGATCGCGGGCATCTCCGTCAGCGACGACATCATCATCCCGGCCAAGGTCGACGCCTTTGCCATCTCCGGCATCGACGAGCTGACGGCGCAGATCCGCGCCGTGCAGACGGTGCGCAGCGGCATCCGGATCGCCGGTGTGCTGGTGACGATGTGGCACAACGCGCCGGTCGTGACGCAGGGCGAGCAGTACCTGCGCGCCATGGATGTGCCGGTGTTTGAGACTACGATCCGCCGCACAGACAAGATGGACGAGGCAACCTTTGCGCGCCAGCCGATCAGTACATACAGCCGGTGGTGCGCGGCCGCCCGCGACTACCGCGACTTTGTGGACGAGTACCTGGGCAAGGAGGCGGCAGACGATGAGTAATTTTAACCTCGCCGACTACATTAAGCCGCCCGAGGGCGCTGCCAAGCCTGCCGAGCGCAAGCTGCAGATGATCCCCACGCGTAAGATCTTTGCAAACGACAAAAATTTTTATGACACGTCCAAGGTCGACGATCTGATTGACAGCATCCTGATGCAGGGGCTACTCGACCCGCTGACCGTCCGGCCGTCCGGCGACGGCGAGGGCTACATCATCATCTCCGGCCACCGGCGTCACCGCGCGCTGATGACGATCCTGGACGACCATCTCGCCGAGGACGTCAAGCCGTTCGAGGTGACACCGTGCTTTGTGCGCGAGCCGGGCGACGACCTGATGGAGGAGCTGATGCTGATCCAGGCCAACAGCGCGACGCGCGTGCTGACCTCGGCCGAGACCTCCAAGCAGGTCGACCGCGTGCGCGACCTGCTGTATGGACTTAAGTCCCAGGGCTACGAGTTCCCGGGCCGGATGCGCGACTACGTCGCAAGCGCGTGCAACATCTCGGCGTCCAAGATCGCGCGGCTGGACACGATCAAGGCCAAGCTGATCCCGCAGATCAAGCAGTACTATGACGACGGCCGCATGCCCGAGAGCGTGGCCTACGAGATCGCCAAGTGCTCCGCGGACGACCAGCAGTTGATCGCCAAGGTCAAGGGCAACGGCGAGAACGGCCTGCGCTCCATGCGCTGCGGCGAGGCCGAGCGTATCCTGGGCGACCGCGACAGTCTCGCCGCCCGCAAGTGCAAGTATGCATGCGGCGTCCCGTGCGGCAACGTGGTCAAGTCGCTGCAAAAGACGACCGGCAACTACATGCGCTCCTGCGAGCACACCTGCTGCATGGAGTGCTACGACATCGCCACGTGCGACAAATACTGCAAGGTCGCCAAGGACAGGCACCTGAAGATCCGCGAGGACAAGGCAGAGGCCGAGCAGCGCGCGAACGACGAGGTTGCCAAGCGCCGCGGGGAGCGCGAGAGCAAGTGCCGTATCTACTGGGGCAGACTGACGCACGCGCTCGCCGCATACGGCGAGCAGGAGGCGGTCGCCGAGGCGCTGCACACCACTGTGGCGGGGCTTGCGAGTGGCAGCACGTATTATGCGCCTTACAGGAGCGTTGCTGTCGAGTCGCTCGACGCGCTGGTCGCGGCCGCCGACATCCTCGGCGTGACCACGGACTATCTGCTCTGCCGGACGGACAACCCGCACTTTACGACGCTGCCGCAGCGCGAGAGCAAAAAGGAGGACGACGCATGAAAATCTACATAGCAGGTAAGATCACCGGAGACCCGTACTATAAGGCCAAGTTTGCCCGCGCCGCTGCGGACATCGCCGATGCCGGCCACACGCCCATCAGCCCGGCCATGCAGCCGGAGGGCATGAGCAACGCCGACTATATGCGAATCAGCCTTGCGCAGCTGGACAGCGCGGATGCAGTCGCGTTTTTGCCGGACTGGGAGGACTCCAAAGGTGCACGGATTGAGCACCTCTTGGTGGAGTACACCGGCAAGCCGACGTATGACATCAAGTCTGCGCGCTATTACAGGTGGACGCTTGCGACGACACGCGAGGGCAAAATCCGCGGCATCGTCGACGGGCGCTGGGATTTTAACGGCATGACAAGCGACGAGGTCATGGATGCGTTACGGCTTTGCACCGGAGCCGGCTTCGAAAACTGTGACAAGTGCCCGCTGCACGACATCGACAACTGCGATGATGTACTGATGCAGGCTGCCTTTGAGCTGCTGCAACATCATCAATTTTTAATCGACGAGCAGGAGGGCGGCCATGGCAAGTAATAATCATGCGTCGCGGGAGCTGGTCGGCCTGTCACTGCGGCTGCACGAGGTGGCGATCCATACTGGGGATCTCAAACACAGCTGTCTCGGCTGCGGCTATGAGCACAACTGCGGCATCCACGGCTGTGCGGTGCTGCTGGCGGCGGAGGATGCTGTGGTTAAGCTCAAAGCCTACGAGGATCTCGGCTTTGAGCCGGAGAAATACGCGCAGGTATTTTCCGCGGAGACTGTACTGCGTATGGCGGCTTGCGTGCTTGGCGCTACGACGGACTGGCTGCGCGAGGTGGTAGCGCTGGGTAGGGCCGGTCGGTTGGTAGCGCTGGATGATAAGCTGCGAATCTGCGGGGAAGGAGAAAGCGATGGCTGAATATATCAAACGAGAAGCCGCGCTCGAAATTTGCGAGACTGAATATCAAAAACGGCTGCGAATGCTTGACTACTGCGGAGACACCGTGGCGTGGAATATCGGAAGTGAAATTAAAGCGTTGCCTGCTGCCGACGTTGCGCCGGTGGTGCATGGGCACTTTGTGCATGACGGGCCGAGATTTGCTGGCGGCGTGGACTGGTGGCACTGCAGCAGCTGCGGCAGGCTGGCGTCTGGAGTGGAGACGCGCTTTGCCTACTGCCCATGGTGCGGCGCGAGGATGGACGGTGACGGTGATGCATAGCGTCACATACAAGCGGCGCAACTATCTATTTGCCGTCCGCCGCCGGAGCGTGGATGAGCTGCAGCGCTGGGTGCTGTGCCTGCGCTCGCCGCGGACGCACGAGTGGCTGCCGATCCTCGGCGAGCGACCGTTTGTCGGCCACGCTGAGGCGGAGGCCAGGCTCACGCGGCTGGCAAAGGACAACAAATGGGAGGTGGCCTATGCCTACGGCGTAGAGTTCGCGCCGAGCGAAAACAAGTAAAAAGGGATGGCGGGGCTGCGGCCCCGCCGTTTTGCGTACTATCAAAAGGATGTGATATCATCAGCCAAAATTTACAAACGTCGCTTTTTACAGACAATCCGGAGTATGACGATTTTGTCGCAAAATTTGAGCCCCAAAAGACGACGGACGACTGCTACACGCCGCCGCTTGTCTACGATGCCATCCGTGACTGGGCGTGCGAGCAGTATGGTATCGATCCGGGCAGTATCGTGCGCCCGTTTTATCCAGGCGGAGACTACGAGGCGTTTGACTACCCGGACGGATGTGTCGTGCTTGATAATCCGCCGTTTTCGATCCTGTCACAAATCTGCGATTTTTATCTCAGCAGAAGCATCCCGTTTTTCCTTTTCGCGCCGAGTCTCACAGCGTTTTCCGGGAAAAATGTGGCTATGCGAATGAACCACATTGTCTGCGACGCGGACATAGTTTACGAAAACGGCGCGCACGTTAAGACGGCCTTTGTGACAAGCTATGGCGGTGATATCGTGGCGCAGACTGCGCCGGATCTCGGAGCAAAGATCGCCAAGGCGGTAAAAAAGATCAAAGCGATGACGACGGCCACAAAGCCAAAGTACATCTATCCGGATCACATCGTCACCGCTGCGATGCTGCAAAGATACAGCAAGTACGGCGTCGATTTCCGGGTGCGGCGCGGGGACTGCGTGCTGATCGCAGCACTCGATGACCAGCGCCGCGCGGGGAAAGCCATTTTCGGCGGTGGCCTGCTGCTGTCCGAGAAAGCTGCGGCGGAGAAAGCTGCGGCGGAGAAAGCTGCGGCGGAGAAAGCT